AAAGCCGCAAACGCAAAACTAACCCGCTATAAGCGACCCACTCACGAAAAGGAAAACTCATGATTCATTCCATCTTCTCGATCCATGACGCGAAAGCACACGCGTTCCTTCCACCTTTCATTCTCCCTCGGGTCGAAATGGCCAAGCGCGTCTTTGGCGATTGTGTCAATTCGAAAGACCATCAATTCAGCCAGCATCCCGAGGACTACACGCTTTTCCATATGGGTAACTTCGACGACGAGACCGGCGAAATCCACCCGAAAACCACGCCAACCTCGCTCGGCCTTGGCCTTCAGTACGTTCAAGAGGTAGACTCCGAGAACTTAGACATGTTCGATTCGGAGAAAGCTAATGGCGCGGAAGTACGGGAAAAGCAAGTCACACACCTTCAGTCAGGTTCCGAAAGCGGAGATACCGAGGAGTAGCTTTGACCGAACCTCTACGCTAAAGACCGCATTCAACGCGGCGGACCTCGTCCCGATCTTCGTGGACGAGGTCCTACCCGGCGACACGTTCAACATGAACGTCTCTTATTTTGGCCGACTGGCCACGCCGCTCAAACCCATACTCGACAACCTTTATTTTGAAGATTTTTGGTTCTTCATTCCGAATCGACTTCTATGGGATAACTGGGAGAAATTCATGGGCTCCCAAGATGATCCCGGCGATTCGACCGATTTTAATATTCCGACGTTAACCGGTGATGAAGTGATCTCGGAGAAGAGCCTGGGCGATTATTTCGGTCTGCCTATCGGCATTGCTCCGAATGATTTGTCGATCAGTTCTTTGCCCTATCGGGCATACACTAGGGTGTATAACGAATGGTTTCGCGATCAGAACCTGCAAGTTAGCGAATCTTCTCCGACTACGGACGGGCCTGATCAAATAACCAACTATCGGATCCGGGCGCGCGGCAAGCGTCATGACTATTTTACGTCGGCGCTTCCATGGCCGCAGAAAGGCGACCCGGTTACTGTCCCCTTGGGCGATCAGGCACCACTTCGAACTGACGCGCAATCCAATGGCCTGAGCTCGCTCGGCCTTAGTGCAACAGCAACTTCGGAAATCCCCGCGACGCTTAACTCGTCGGGTACAGATCTCACCGTGTCAAGCGGTCAACCCGACTTCGAAATCTATGCCGACCTTTCGTCGGCTACAGGTTTCACCATCAATCAACTCCGCCAATCGTTCCAGATTCAGCGACTCTTGGAGCGGGACGCACGTGGCGGTACTCGCTACGTCGAGATCCTCAAATCCCACTTTGGCGTTACTTCTCCCGATGCGCGCTTGCAGCGCCCCGAATTTCTCGGCGGGTCTAGCCAAATGATCAATGTCTCTCCCGTGGCCCAGACCTCGACTTCGGCTTACGATACGAGTCCAGTTTCAACTACCCCGCAAGGTAATCTCGCGGGTATGGGCACGGTCTCGGGCCGGTCCGGCTTCACGAAGTCATTCGTGGAACACGGGTATGTCATTGGCCTTGCCAATGTCCGGGCCGATCTCACATACCAGCAAGGGCTCAATAAGCTCTGGTCGCGGTCCAGTCGTTTCGACTTTTATTTCCCCGCCCTCAGCCATCTGGGCGAGCAAGCGATTCTCAATAAGGAAATCTACGCGCAGGGAACCGCCCAGGATGACGACGTTTTCGGCTATCAGGAAGCGTGGGGCGAATACCGCTATCGGCCCAGCCAGATCACGAGCGTTATGCGTAGCCAAGCAACTGCGTCGCTCGATGTTTGGCATCTGGCGCAAGACTTTGCGAATCTTCCGACACTCAGCGCCGCGTTCATTACGGACAATCCGCCTGTTGATCGCGTTATCGCGGTCCAAAGCGAACCGCATCTTCTTCTCGATGCGTACTTCAAACTGCGCTGCGCCCGCCCGATGCCTCTCTACGGAGTCCCGGGCCTAATAGACCACTTCTAACGTGTATGTCTCTCGGAGACGAACACACAAACAATGTATGTTTCTAGAAACGTACAAATCCACTTCCTGCCGAACATGTTTTTCATCTTTGGCACGAAAGTAGAACGCAAGTGACTGATGAGAACACTAGGCAAGGAGTGAACTAACATGCCATGGCCCTTAATAGCAGCGGGCGGCCTAGCCGCACTGGGCGGCATATCATCCGCTATAGGCGCATCGAAACAGCAATCCGCGAGTCAAGCTATGGCTCGCGAACAAATGCGCTTTCAAGAGCGCATGTCCAATACGGCGTATCAACGCGCCGCAACAGACCTTCAGAAAGCGGGGCTCAATCGCATTCTTGCGGTGGGCTCTCCCGCGTCCTCTCCCGGCGGCGCAATGGGCCAAGCCCAAAACATCCTAGGGCAAGGCGTAAGCTCTGCCCTTCAAACCGCGCAAGCGACGGCGAACGTCAAACTGACGAATGAGCAAGCGCGCAAAGTCGGCTATGAGGCCGACAAACTCAAACCAGTGGCCGCGTTCGCTGGTGCCGGTGGCGACGTAGCCGAAGGGATCGTCGGCCACGGCCCGGCGTTTATGCAAAACAGCGCCAAGATCATCCGGAGCAAGATGGGCGACTTCCGCGAAGGGGCCTCTGAGCTTCTAAACAATGCCCGCGACACGCGTGATCTTTTCATGCAACAACTGGGAAACTCCGCGAAATCCGCCCCGAAGGGCGGGTCCGCTCATAACCGCATTGACGAAATCCACCGATCAATGGGGTTCCAAAACCTCGAGTCCGCGCGCCAGCGCGTGATCGACCAAGCCAAGAAAATGGATTTTGATTCGTCCAGGATGACCGACGAACAAATCCTTCAATGGGTACTAGACCATCCCGACAGGGTCGCTGCCTTCAGCAAGCGACGGAGAGAAAACCGATGACCAAAAAGCGCCAGCGACCACACGCAATTCGATTCACTGACGAATCTCTGACTCGTCAATCGTTCAAAGCCGAATGCGATGTGAACAATATCGTGAAGACCTTCACGCAAACCGGAATGATCAACCACATTCCGAGAACTCAGCCCCAATACGGCGACGCGCCCGAAATGGACTTTTTCGAGGCGGCGCGCACTCAGGCTGATATCCGGTCCCAACAGGAAGCCGGAACGCTCGACCTTGACGAGCTCGGGCAAGAGCCCGAACAAACCCCAGAAGATGAGCCAAACGGCGAATCTGGAGCCTCTGAGGCTCCCGAATCCCCTGCTGAAAGCACCGCCAAGGATGGGGATTCGTAGCAGTATATCTCTTGTATATATACTGCTAGGTGACACAGCACCACCTATGCTACGCTCACCGCACAAACAAACAATTCCCCGAAGGGGTCATTTTATGAAGAAACGTCAAAAAATGAAGAAATCGAAGAGCAGAAAGCTCTTCTCCAAAACTGCACAGAAGGTGCATAACAAGAACATGCCCCGCGGCGTTATGCGCGGCGGCATCCGTCTCTAAACCAAAAAGGGACCGGCACTCGACCCAGTACCGGCCCCAAAAGGCAGGACATTTATGGCATGTCTCTACCCGAAACCAGCTTACCTCAATACTGAGGGCAAGGTTACATTCACCCGCGTCAAGAAAGCTCTTGGCCGCTCTGGCCTTATCCATATCCGTTGCGGCATGTGCAACGGCTGCAAGGCCGATCACGCTCGCGATTGGGCAATCCGTTGTTATCACGAATCCCAAATGCACCACGTGTCATGCTTCGTCACACTGACATATGACGAGCAGCACGTACCGGTTTCCGGCTCTCTCGACAAAAGAGACCTTCAACTCTTTTGGAAAAACCTGAGAAAAAAACTCGACCGGCCTATCCGATATTTCGCCGCTGGCGAATACGGCACCAAAAAGGGCCGGCCTCACTACCACGCTATTATCTTCGGTTGGATGCCTTCCAAGCGATACCCTATTGATTTGTCCGACAAGGGACACATTCAATATACCCATCCGATCCTTCAGGACGCGTGGGCAAAACGAGGGCGAATCGTCTTTACCGACTTCGATCCCTCATGCGCCCGGTACGTGGCGCACTACACCGCCGACAAGCTGAAAAGCTATGCGGCAGACTCCATCGACCCAACTACAGGACTACGACCTTATGAACGACTCGACGAAAAAACCGGAGAAATTTGGCAGCTATGCCCGGAGTTCCAAACATCATCCCTCAAACCAGCGATCGGACTACGTTGGCTTGAACGCCATTGGTCCGAAATCTTTCCTGCTGACTCAGTGGTCATGGATGGCAAGGAGTATCCGGTGCCTCGGTTCTACTACAAATGGCTCAAAGACCACCATCCGGATGTCTGGTCCAAAGTGAAACTGGACCGCATCAAAAAAATGGCAGAACTGCCATACGAACGAGGCATTCGCCTCGATCAAAAGGCGCAAGCCGCAAATGCAAAACTAACCCGCTATAAGCGACCCACCCATCAAAAGGAAAAATCATGATCCATTCGATATTCTCGATCCATGACGCCAAAGCACACGCGTTTCTTCCGCCATTCATCCTGCCTCGGGTCGAAATGGCCAAGCGCGTATTCGGCGATTGTGTCAATTCGAAAGACCATCAATTCAGCCAGCATCCCGAGGATTACACGCTTTTCCACATGGGCAACTTCGATGATGAGACCGGCGAAATCCATCCGAAATCCACGCCTACCTCACTGGGCCTTGGCGTCCAGTACGTCCAACAGGTAGACTCCGAGAACTTAGACATGTTCGATACGGAGAAAGCTAATGGCGCGGAAGTACGGGAAAAGCAAGTCACATACATTCAGTCAAGTGCCGAAGGCGGAGATTCCGAGGAGTAGCTTCGACCGCACATCGACGCTAAAAACCGCATTTAACGCCGCAGACCTCGTTCCGATCTTTGTGGACGAGGTTCTGCCCGGCGACACGTTCAATATGAACGTCTCTTATTTCGGCCGCCTCGCGACCCCGCTCAAACCTCTGCTTGACAACCTCTACCTAGAGGATTTTTGGTTCTACGTGCCGTCGCGTCTCGTGTGGGATTCGTGGGAGAAGTTCAACGGCGCCCAAGAAAATCCCACCGACACAACCGATTATAGCGTCCCGAATGTTGAGGGCGCTGGGGCTGTTCAGATCGGTAGCGTTCAGGACTTCATGGGCCTGCCGCTTCCGGCGAACGTCCCCTACAATTCTCTTCCCTTCCGTGGTTACAACCTCATATTCAACGAGTGGTTCCGCGATCAAAACCTTCAGGATTCGGTTTCTGTTCCGACTGGGGACGGTCCCGATACGGCGTCCACGTATACGCTCTTGAAGCGCGGCAAGCGTCACGACTATTTCACTTCCGGTCTGCCGTGGCCGCAAAAAGGCGATCCCGTGACGGTCCCGCTGGGCGACTCGGCACCAATCTATGGCCCAGAGACGGACAACCTGTATTTGTCAATCGACAATGGTCAAGGCGGTGCCACTCATCAAATTAAAGTCGGCGGTAATTCGATTAACATTGACCAAGAGACTTCACCGGCCGCGAATGACAGCGGCCATCTGTATGCCGATCTTTCCAGTGCTACTGGCTTCACTATCAATCAGCTCCGCCAATCGTTCCAGATTCAGCGACTCTTGGAGCGGGACGCACGTGGCGGTACTCGTTACATCGAGATTCTCAAATCACACTTTGGCGTCACTTCCCCCGACGCGCGCTTGCAGCGTCCCGAATTTCTCGGGGGGTCGAGCCAAATGGTCAATATTTCACCCGTGGCCCAGACCTCGACTTCTGCTTATGCGGATAGTCCGGTCTCAGTTACCCCGCAGGGCAACCTCGCGGGTATGGGCACGGTTTCGGGCCGCTCAGGCTTCACGAAGTCATTCGTCGAACACGGCTACATCATTGGTCTTGTCAATGTCCGGGCCGATCTTACCTACCAGCAAGGGCTCAACCGACTTTGGTCGCGTCGAACGAGGTTCGACTTCTATTGGCCCGCGCTCAGCCACCTGGGCGAACAAGCGATTCTCAATAAAGAGATTTTCGCGCAGGGAACCACCCAGGACGATAACGTTTTCGCGTATCAGGAGGCGTGGGGCGAATATCGCTACAGGCCAAGCCAAGTAACCTCGGTCATGCGGAGCGATGCCGGGTCGTCTTTGGACGTTTGGCATTTGGCTCAGGATTTCGACAATCTGCCCACGCTCTCCGCCGAGTTTATCGAGGACAACCCGCCGTTGGACCGCGTTGTTGCGGTTCCCGGCGAGCCTCACATGCTGCTGGATGCGTACTTCAAACTGCGGTGCGCCCGCCCGATGCCTCTCTACGGAGTACCCGGCTTGATCGACCACTTCTGATTCATCCACTTCCTGCCGAACATGTTTTTCATCTTTGGCACGAAAGTAGAACGAGAGTGACTGATGAGAACACTAGGCAAGGAGTGAACTAACGTGATCGAGCTATTAACTGCCGGAATGGGCGGCATAGCATCCGCTCTAGGCGCATCAAAACAGCAATCCGCGAGCAAGGAAATGGCCCGCGAACAAATGCGCTTTCAAGAGCGCATGTCCTCAACGGCGTATCAGCGCGCCGCCAAAGACCTTGAGAAAGCGGGGCTCAATCGCATTATCGCGTTGGGCTCTCCCGCGTCCTCTCCCGGCGGCGCAATGGGCACAGCCCAAAACATAGGAGCATCCGGCGTCGCCGGTGTCTCCAGCGCACTGCAATCTGCCCAGACAATGGCGCAAGTGCGGAACACAAAACTACAGGGCGACATTATCGCCCCCGAGGCGCATCGGGCTCGAATCGTCCTCGGAATTCAAAAGGCAGCCGAAAAGGGCGTCCGAAAAGGGGCCCGGACTTTCGGCATGCCGAACACTCAACCCGGGAAGGGTGAACCGTACCCGGGTAAAAGCTTCGCGGAGACCCCGCTAGGCGGGCGGATCTCCAACCTCATGAACAAGGCGAATGACTGGACCATGGGCCGATCCGGCAAGTCCAGTATCGAAACACCGTCAACCGCGAAAGAAGTCCCAATGGGGACGATCCAACAACACATTGAACAATGGATTCTCGATTACACCGAGAAGCACAATAAAGCCCCGACCGAAGACCAACTACGCAAGGAGTGGGAACGTGTCAAAAACCTCTACTAAGCGCAAGCGACCACACGCAATTCGATTCAGTCAGGAGTCACTGACGCGTCAATCGTTCAAGGAAGAATGCGATGTGAACAATATCGTGAAAACCTTCACTCAAACCGGAATGATTAACCACATTCCGAGAACCCAGCCGCAATATGGCGACGCGCCCGAAATCGACTTTTTCGAGGCCGCGCGCACTCAGGCTGAAATCCGGTCCCAACAGGAAGCCGGAACGCTCGACCTCGACGAGCTCGGGAAAGAGCCCGAACAAACCCCACAAGATGAGCCAAAAGGCGAATCTGGGGCCCCTGAGGCCCCCGAATCCCCTGCTGAAAGCACCGCCAAGGATGGGGATTCGTAGCAGTATATCTCTTGTATATATACTGCTAGGTGACACAGCACTACCTATGCTAGGATCACCTCACCAATAAACAACAGCGGAGCACCGACCCATGCACGCCCGAGTATGCAATACCTGCCGAAAACGGCAGCCCATAGTGAACTTTTGGACCAACTTAACTTGTAAGTATTGTTGGCGAAAAGCCGGAAAATCCATATACAGGTGGGAATATGCGCCGCAAAAAACTGAAAAAATCGAAGAGTAAGAAGCTCTTCTCCAGAACTGCACAGAAGGTGCACAACAAGAACATGCCGCGCGGCGTTATGCGCGGCGGCATCCGTCTCTAAAGAAAAAAGGGACCGGCACTCGACCCAGTACCGGCCCCAAAAGGCAGGACATTTATGGCATGTCTCTACCCGAAACCAGCCTACCTCAACACAGAGGGCAAAGTCACATTTACGCGTGTCAAGAAAGCTCTTGGCCGCTCTGGTCTTATCCATATTCGCTGCGGCATGTGCAACGGCTGTAAAGCAGACCACGCTCGCGATTGGGCCATCCGTTGTTACCACGAATCACAAATGCACCACGTGTCATGTTTCGTCACACTGACTTATGACGAACAGCACGTCCCGGTTTCCGGGTCTCTCGACAAAAGAGACCTTCAGCTCTTTTGGAAAAACCTGAGAAAAAAACTCGACCGGCCTATCCGATATTTCGCCGCTGGCGAATACGGCACGAAAAAGGGCCGGCCGCACTACCATGCAATCATCTTCGGTTGGATGCCTTCCAAGCGATACCCCATTGATCTGTCCGATAAAGGACATATTCAATACACCCATCCGATCCTTCAGGACGCGTGGGCAAAAAGAGGGCGAATCGTCTTTACCGACTTCGACCCCTCATGCGCCCGGTACGTGGCGCACTACACCGCCGACAAGCTGAAAAGCTATGCGGCAGACTCCATCGACCCAACTACAGGACTACGACCTTATGAACGACTCGACGAAAAAACCGGAGAAATATGGCAGCTATGCCCGGAGTTCCAAACATCATCCCTC